CGGCCGAGGCGCTTTGCGTTTTCTTCGGGATCTGGATCGACCGGTTCTTGGTTTGCCGCACCTTCGCCAGCGTCCGGATCGGAGAATAAAGGACATCGAATTTGATGATGTCGTTGACGAACTCCACCGGGGCCCGATAGCCGCCGGTCGTCGGATCTCCGACGGTCATAACCTTTGTCTCAAGCTCGTCCAACGCCTTGCCCGTGAGCTTTTTTTTCAAGCCGGAGAAAAACGCCTTGGTCTCGGAGGCGGGGGTCGCTTGCTGATCGGGTTGCGGGGCGCTCAGCGTGGCAATCGCCTTTGAGAGCTCCGCCAGCCGCGCCTCGTATTTCCGTTCGTACTCGTCGAGATCGGACCGGCCGATCTTGCCCTTGAGCTGCTCTTCGTTTTTCGTCTGGAAATCGACGATGAGCTTTTTTTGTTCGTCGATAAGACTTTTCAGTTCTGCGTCCATGTGGACCTCACTTTTGAAGTTGACCCCTGGTCCATTCGACCAGGGATTTCACGGCCTCAACGGCTTCCCGCCTCTGGCCGCTATCCGCAATCGGCGGCTCGTTCCCGGGGGGAGTGTCCGCAGGGGGCGGCTCTCCCGGGAGAAGTGCCTTTAGGGAATCGATGTATAGCGCCAAATCTTTTTTCTGCTCATCACTCAAACGTTCGTCTCGCAGCGCCTCAACGCACCCGGCCAGGTCGTCCAGCGATTTAACACCGGTGACGACGGCCCCGGGACACGCCTGAAAATTGCATATCGAAATCTCGTAGAGCTCGACCTCTTTCAATCGACGAACGCCGGCCTCGTTGTCCACCGCGTCCTTGACTGTCCGATAGCCGATTGAAATTCCATCGAGCACTTCGGCCGTCATTGCCGCATAGACCTCACGCGCCTTCTGGTTGGCCTCGAGAAACAACTGTCCCTCGACGGACAGGCCGTGATCGTCCTCTGCGGCAACGAGATATCCGATCGGGGGATCCCCGGCGTTGTGGCTCCACAGGAGTTTGATCTTGCGACCCTTTTTTTCCTTGAGCGTTTTCCGAAACGCCCCGCGCTCGACGATATCGCCGTACGAATCCAGCACACCCCAGATCGAGGCATACCCGCGAAACGACCCGGATTCCGAGATCGAGCCGTCCTCAAGCTTAAACCGAAAATATTTCACTTCTTGTTTTTTCATGGCGTCTCCTAGTCCACGATCGGGTAGGTGGTGCACAGGCAGTTGACGACGTTCCCGGCGTCTCCCCGCGGATCTCCCGGATACGCCATCGCCTGACCGTCGACGTGAAAATCCTCCGTAACCCCAACCTCTTGGCCGTCTGCCGAGATATGCGCATCCCTCGAGTCGGGAACAAACGAGCACATCCAGCCCTTGCGCGTCACAAACTCCGTGTCCTTGTACCCCTCCACCTGGCCCCAGTTTTCGACCTTGGCCGATTCGGTCCTGGCAATGGTTCGGCAGCGCCATTGCGCGAACGATTTCAGCTTGTCGATCAATCTCTGGGTCAGCTCCTCCGTGGTCCAGTTCTCGGCCTCCGCCAGCATCAGTTGGTCGCGGACAAGCGCCATTGTCGTCTTGGCGATTTTTGTCCCAGACTCAAGGATGATCTGGTCTAAATATTCCAGCGCCTCGGGCGACAGGTCATAGAGATCAACCTTCTCCTCGAGTTCGGGGAGTTCGCCCTTGGAGGCCCTAACCCCGGCCGCAATGGCGCGGCGGGCGGCCTGATAGGCCCAGGGACGAGCACGCTTGAAATACTCCCGGGCCTCGGCCTCAAGGTCGACGCTCCGCGCCTTGGAAACGCGGTCGGCCTGGTCCTTGAGGAACATGTAGGCGATGGCAACAAGGGATCGCTCCTTCGTCTCCACGCGGCGAACGAAGTTGTGCCAGAGGGCTTCTTTTCTGTCCGCGGGCGCCCAGGATTTCCGGGCCACGGGCCCGGTCCCGGCCTTGTCGTCGTCCGCTTGAGACGATGCGGGCGATTCTTGCGAGACCAGCGCACTTTGACCCGCCGTGACCATCTCCAGCGGAAGCGTAGCGTAAGAGACGAGGATCGCCTCCCCGCCGGCGGCCTTGCCGACCGGGGCGAGACCAACGCCCTTACGCTTTTCGTCGATCTTCATAAACTCAGCCGCGTTTATATAAGCGAATTTCTTTTCCCGGTCCTCTTGGAGCGCCTCGATCTGATTTCGATCCACCGACAACCACAGGTTGTCTCCAAACATCGGACATAACCAGGTGTTCAGGTCGTCGACAAACTCGTCCATCAGCGGGAGTACAGTCTCTGTATAGAGGGACCGCCGCGCCTCCTGGAAATTGGAGTACGTTTTGTTTGCGGAGTCGCCGATTAATTCCGGGGCGATGTTGAACACGGCCGCGATTTCGCGCTTGTTATGCACAATCCCCTGGATCCAATCCAGCTCCTTTGGGGATATGCTCATCTGTTGCCATGACAACCCGCCCTCAAGCAAGAGCGGCTCTCCGGCGTTCTCGTAACCCTGGTACTGCTCCTTGACGCTGGCCCTCAGCCGCTGATATTGTGCGTCTCCCAGTTGCAGCTCGGTTGCCAAAACGCCCGGCGGCCGCATGTCGTTTTGCAGCAGCCGCATGTTCCACTCGGCGGCCATGTTGGACACATCGACGCCGCGGGAGGCAACGGTCAGCGGGGAGAGCCCGTACCAGTCGTCCGTCGGATGGAATAGTTTCGAGTGCAGGACAAGCCTCGGGTCCAGCTGTGTTTTCTGCCCCCTGACCTCGTACTCGTACCCGCCGACCAACACGCCCCCAGAACCAGGCACTACGCGCATTCGCTGGGGCATCGGGAGAAACAGGGCCGCCGGCGGCATGGACGACATCGGACGCACCGCTTGGACGTAAGAATTACCGTGAAGCAGCAGTTGCGAAAATCGCCGCCGCATCCATGCGCGCTGTCCCTCGTATTCGTTTGGCCGCCATAGGAGATCTAGAAGCGGATGGTCGTCAATCTCCTTGTCCGCGCCGTCGGTAAGCCGGAATTGAATCCCCGCCGCCGCGGCCGCGATTTTCGTCACACACGCGTAGACGGCCATGCATTTCTCATAACCCTCTTTCGCAAGCGTCTGAAAATCCTGAGACGACCAGACCGCCCGCTTCCCGAGTCCGACAAGAATCGCTTGGACCAGCGGATCACGGACGGCCGAGGCGCGGGCCTTCGTGGCCGGCGGCAGGTCTCCGAACATAAGGAATCGGGCCCGCTGGATTATATTCACGCAAGGCTCCTTATGCGGGGTTCCGCAAGGTGACGGAGAATCCACCACGCCAGGGCAAGGGCAATGACACAGTCGTCGTGATAGCCCTCGGGAGCGCTATAGGACACCGTCCCGCTTCGGTTCATCGTGTACTCGTAGATGTCGAGTTCGTTTCGCTGAGTCGGATCATTTAGGATTTTGATTTCCTGTTTTTCGAACGCGAGCATCAGGGCCTCAATCAGTTGGCCCTTGGACTCGTTGGTAAATTTGTATCCCGTCACCGCCAACCCGGCGCGGCGGAGGTCGTCAAATATCGGGTCACCGATCCCCGTGGAATCCAATAGCAACCGGGCCCCGTATCGATTGACTGCCGCGATAATGCGGCTCTTTTGGACCGCCCAATCCAGCAGGTTGAACCGGTCTAGGAACACCTGACGGCCGACGGGATCAAGAATCGTCAGGACAGTAAAATCGGTAAGCCGCGCTAGGTCCAGGCCGGCAACATAGTCGACGCCCTTGATTGGCCCCGCGGGCTCCGATCCGACACAGGCCGCGATGTTCCGGAATACGCCGGCCGAATTGTCCAGGAACTCGGCTAGATATTCTTGCGCATACACGTCCGCCGGAAGCGATTCGCGGGCGTGTTGGAGGTCCTCCGGGCGGATGAGCGGATTGTCAGAGCTGGGGAATTTCCACGACTTGAACTCCGTTTGCAGCGGGTCCTGTCCCCGCGTCCATAGCTCGTAAAACCAGTTTTTGCCTTTGGGTGTTGATCCGAACAGCACGGATCCATGAGTGTCTGAGACAGCCGGGCGGATCACCTCTTCCCAAACCCCGCGCCGCATCCGGGCGGCCTCGTCCAGGACGACGCGCTTCAGGCCAGAGCCCCGGAGCGTGTCCGGGTTGTCGGCCGATTTGAAATGCTCGACACCGCCGGACTTATACGCGATACGGAGCTCAGAGATCGAGACATCCTGGAACGCATAATCAGCCCCGCCGCGGCGGGCCGCGGAGACCTTCTCCCGGAATACCGATTTGGCCTGCGCGTAGATCGGGGACAGCCACCAGTTTTCCCCTCCGTGATTTATGGCCCCTTCGGACAGCCAGTTCGATTCCGTAATTGTTTTCCCCCAGCGTCGGCCGCAATTCATGATTTTGAACCGGGCCGGATGGCGGAGGACCTCCAGTTGATCGGGGCGGGGGGCGAATCCGACGACCCGAATCTCAGGCATGGCCGTTACCGTTACCGTTGCGTCCGTTGGCAAACTCAAACCGAAGAATCGATTCAACAGACCCGCCGTGATTGACATCCAGCGGGAGGAGCCGGGGATAAACGTTATTGTAAAAATCGGCTAGGGCCAGCGGATGGGTCTGCAAAAATTTGACGTGACCCGTAATGTCGCCAAGCGCCCCGTAGACGGCCTGGATATTCTCCCGGGCCGTTCGGGTGAGTTTGTTTGGTACGCCCCTCTTGCGGCCCTTCGGGTTTCCGGATTGGCCCGGCTTGAACAGGTGCGAACCTGTTTTTTTTCTGTTCTGTGCAGCCCGGGTACTCATCTCGGTTACCTGATCACCTTGAGGATTATGGCCGTAATCACGGGGACGGCGCCGCCTAGGAACCCCAGGACCGCGGAGGTCATGGCGACCTTGATTCTGTTCTCCGTGACCTGTTCTAAGATTTTGTCGAGCTTGTCGTTCATCGCTTCTTGCCGCTCCCAAATCCGGTCAAGCTCACGTTTGACATCGTCTTCCATGATCACTTCCCCTGAGTCGCAAGCTGAAAAACGAGTACGGCGGCGATACCGACGACCGCGCCGGCAACGAATGATTTGGCCTGTCGACCGGTGATGGATCGGGCTAGGTGCGTATAGGCGCGCCGGTCCGCGTCCCATGCGGCTAGCGCTCGATCCAGAGCTCCCCGCGTGATGGTCAGCCGGGAGCCGATAGCGGCCGTCTCTCGCTCCGCCGCGTCAACAGCGAGCCGGAGATTGGAGGAGACGATCGTCTCCGCCTGATACCGGGCCTGCCAGGCCTCGGCGGCCAGCAGGTGATTGAGCACCGCTTCGGTCCCGGCGAGGGTGCAGATATAGAGCCCCCCTGCGTTCGGGACAATCGAGCCCGTCCCGATGCGCTGATTTATTTGACCGGACAGGTCATCGGGCGACAGGGAGGCGGTCAGCGCCTGTAATTGTTTGAGGTCGGATTGGATGACGGCGTGTTTTTTCTCAGCGAGAGCGGCGGCTTCGAGCGCCTGTTTTTTTTCAGCTTCGGCGGCCGCTTGCTGTTTTCGGAGAGCGGCCAGCTCCGCATCTGATCGGACGCGGTAGGACTGATATTCCCGGGTTAGAGCATCGGCGGCGCCGCGCCATTTGAGGGCGGCCCGCCGCTCCGCTTGACCGTAGAGGATCAACGACGTGATGACGACGGCCAATATGGCGGCCGCGATGATCAGGGCGGATTTGAGTTTGGCGCTCATGGATCTCACCACATCATACCCTCGATAAACGCCGCTGTTGGGCGGGGGCGAACGAGATACGCCGTGTCGATGTGGACGAGGTTTTGGCCGGCGGCCAGGTAGGATTTCCATCCGACGCGGAGGAGCGGCCGGGTGGAGATGATCGTATTTTTGAGGGCGATTAATTCGTCCGGTGATGTGACGGCCAGGTCCAATGCCAGGCCGAAGAGATGGGCGGAGAGCTCTTCCCCGGCGACGGCGTGGTTTCGATTGACGCAACGGTATCCGGAGTTGATCGGGATGGGGCGGCCCCAGGCCGTACGGATCGCGGAGAACGCCGCAAATAACTCCCGGTACGGTTCGCCGGGGTGGTCGGGGTCGAGGTCAAACGGGAGCTGATGACAGCAGGGACAGGCGTATTCGGAGGCGAGAATGTAGGGTGCGATAAATTGCGGGGAGGCGCCCTTATGCGCAGACGCCCCCCCGCTGGAAGGAGAGAAGAAGGAGGAACCGCTCACGCGGTCAATGTGGGATATGGTGTGTCAAGAAGCAAGCGAAAACGCAATATATGGGGGAAAGCATGTTGTCATAATGACAACTTTGCTACTCAGTACGAATCAGTCGATGTTTTTTCCGAACTGTAGGAGAAGCAGCCGTCCGTACTCGTAGAGCCGGTCTGATGACAACACGAAATGAGCCAGTCTTTGTTTTTCGACGACACCGGCGGCGTTCTGGCGGAGGAACGAATCGGTGTATCTCCGCAGCCACTCGGAATCCAGGCGGACATGTCCGGGGTCTAGCCCCATCTGTCTGGCCGCAACGAGGTCCTCGTATGCACGACGGATAGCCTGCTCGGTAATCCAGCGTGTGGCCGATCCGGACTCGTACCGGATCACGGTAGAGACAGAGACCCGGGCGCGCGCCGCCAGTTCAGCGCGGGAAATGCCGGCCCGCGATCGGAGCCTGGCAAACTCTCGATAATCTTGGTCGGTCAATGTTGGCGTCCTTCCGGGGACGGGACCGGGGGCTCCGGCCCCGCCCCCCTTTGCCGGCTGTTACTTGCCGGGCGACAGCACTTGTTTGGCGACCTTGAACGAGCCGATGGCTCCAAAGATCACCTGCACCAGCACCACCAGCAGGCCGATCGTGATCGGCGTCCCGGATTCGACGGCCTTGTAGGCGACGACCAGGACGGACACGACGACCGCGATGATGTTGGGGTCGACCCTGATCACCTGTTTGACGACCTGGGTGATCGTCACGACGAGGGCGACGAGCGCAACAATGTCCATGTGGACCTCCTATGATTTTTCAGCCGGGGACTCCGGCTGTTCGTGATGGTGGATTTCGACTTCCACTCGCGGCGTGAGCGAATAACACTTGTCTACACTGAGATATGTTATTTGGGAGTCGTCCCGATAGGCGACTCCGTTTAGGGCGTCTTCGACGGCCTTGGCAACGTTCGAGGCGTCCGGCCGCGTGACGTGTGGGATGCTCTCGTATCCCTCCTTGCCGTTGCGCAACTTGAGGCGCTTGGGCGGCTGGAAATACGCCTCCACCTCTAGCCAGATCGGCCCGGTCAGCGGAACATGACGCGGGAATTTAGACGTGAAGGCCACGCGGACAAGGTTTTCGAAGCGGGCCGTTTTCTCGGGTGTGAACGCGTGAGCGCGGCCATGATTGACGACGACGCGGGCGCGGGCCTTTCCGACCGGCTGGCCGGGAACGGTGAAGCGCATCATGGCCGGACCTCCGCCCGCCGGCCGTCGAACATCTCTAGCTGCACGCCGGGATCGGAGGACAGATGCGGCCAGGTCGTGAGTAGGATTGTGATCCTGGCCTGGACCTTTTCCGGGGCCATGTGCGGCCGTAGATAATCGCGGTATCTCTGGACCTCCTCGGGCGCCCTGGGAATGAAGATCCCCTCATTGCAAGAGCAGACGGGGAGCGTGGCATAGATGGCCCTGAGTTTCCGGTCGTCGACATGCATGGCACACCGGCGCTCCAACTTCGCGGCGAGCTCCCTCCGGGGGATGGCGTTTTCCCTCCCTCGATGACTGGATAGGATCTGCATGATCCGCGCCCGGATCATTTCGTTCATGATTTCCCCCTGCCTCCTCACATTTCGGGGCCAATGCGGACGGAAGCCACTCCCGGCCGGAGGAGTCCGATCTCCCGCGCCGCGGCCGTCGATAGGTCCAGTCCCCGCCCGAGCCGGGGATGCGGTCCCCGGTCCGTGATACGGACGATGACCGACCGACCGTTTGCGATGTTCGTCACCCGGATGCGCTTGCCGAACGGGAGCCACGGCGAAGCGGCGGTCATTTCGCGGTCGTCGAAGACGGAGCCGGAGGCCGTTCTTCGGCCATTGTGTTCGAGCCCATACCAGCTGGCCAGCGTCTCGAACGACGCCCATTCCTCCAGGTAGATGAGCCGATCCGAGAGCGCGGACATCGCGTCTCGGTTCGCGGCGATCTCCGGCGCGAGCTCCCGCGCCGCCCACGAGCGGCCGTTGTCCACGCCAGTGCTCCACCCCAACGCAAACGCCAGAGTGGACGCCAGCGCCAGGACCACGGGCCAGAAGATCCATGTCACCGAACGGGGGATGATGATCGTCATCACGCCCTCCTTGCTTTCGCCGCCCGCCGCTCCGCCGCCGCGTCCTCAATGCGCTCCTCGCATTCGGTGCAGACCATCTCGCCGTCGATGACATCCAGCTCATCGGCCGTAAACCATCTCAAGCACGCCCAGCACCGGCGGCAGTTATCCTCCGGCTCCTGGTACCCGTCATCCTCCGGCGTTCCCCGGAGTCGGCCGGACTCGAAAAATGGGCCGATGGATTCTCCCCTGATTGTTCTCATTGTCTCCTCCTTCTCACCGGAACAGGATAAACCCCACCATCCCGGCGATCATGAGCGCCAGGACGATCCAGCCAAAAATCCCAACCACGTCGTCGTCGTCAAGGCGGTTGTTGCGCATGCCTCCC